TATGAGCACACTAGAGAAAAAAATATATTCAGAGATTATAGTTCCTGGTAATAAAAGAACAGAAACAGTTAATACTAAAACAACTTATCGCGGACTTAGTACAGTTAATCCTGACAATAATTCCTATAGATTATTTGATATTGCATTAATTAAGCAAGATTTAATTAATCATTTTCATATTCGTCAAGGCGAAAAATTAAGTAATCCTGAATTTGGCACAATTATATGGGACGCAATTTTTGAACCACTAACAGATTCAATGAGAGATGCAATTTCAAATAATGTTACTCAAATTATTAATAACGATCCGCGAACTAATGTTGATAGTATACTAATTGATCAGTACGAAAAAGGAATACAAGTAGAATGCACTATAACATATCTTCCGTTTAATATTTCAGAAACGTTGCGTATGAGATTCGATGAAGATGCCGGCTTTTTAAAGACGTAGAATTATATACGCACTTAACAATATGCCATAAATAGTTATAACTAAGGAATGAAGAATGTCAACAACAGATAGACAAAATAGGTTATTGTTAGCAGAGGACTGGAAACGGGTTTATCAGTCATTTCGTAATGCAGATTTTCAGAGCTATGACTTTGACAATCTTCGCCGTACAATGATTAATTATCTTCGGGAAAATTATCCTGAAGATTTTAACGATTATATTGAATCAAGTGAATACTTAGCTATCATTGACTTAATTGCATATATGGGTCAAAATATATCATTCCGTATTGATTTAAATGCAAGAGAAAATTATTTAGAATTAGCAGAACGCAGAGAGTCTGTATTACGATTAGCTAGACTACTTTCTTACAATCCTAAACGTAATCAGCCAGCAAGCGGATTATTAAAAGTTGAAAGCGTTAGTACTTCTGAAGAAGTTTTAGATTCTAATAATACTAATTTATCAGGACAGACTGTTGTATGGAACGATCCAACAAATCCTAATTGGTATGAACAATTTATTAAAGTAGTAAATTCAACATTACCAGCTAATGCAAAATATGGTCGTCCTATTAAAAAAGATATATCTGACGGTATTCCAACAGAACAATATCGCATGCTTAGTACTAATGCTGAAGTTCCGGTATATAGTTTTTCTAAAAATATAGATGGCAGATCAGTAAGATTTGAAGTTGTTTCAACTGACGTTTCAAACAAGATAATTGAAGAAGAAGCTCCGTTTCCTGGAAACAATTTTGCATTCTTGTTTAGAGATGATGGTAGAGGAAATGCAAGCAGTAATACAGGATTTTTCAGTCACTTTAGAGAAGGATCAATTGACGAAGGTGTGTTTAGTATAAACACTCCTAGTACTAACCAAGTTGTTGCTATTGATGCTACTAATGTTAATAATAGTGATGTATGGTTATATAAATTAGATTCGTTTGGAAACGAAAATGAGCTTTGGTCTAAAGTAGAAGCTGTTGAAGGTAATAATGTAGTTTACAACAGTTTAAGTAAAAATATAAGAAATGTTTACTCTGTATTGACTAGAGTTGATGATAGAATTAGTTTGATGTTTTCCGATGGAGTGTTTGGAAACTTACCAAAAGGTAGTTTCCGTGTATTTTATCGAGTAAGTAAAAATGAAAGAGTTATTATTACTCCTGACGATATGAGAGGGATAACTGTAACAATTCCTTATCTATCTTCATTAAACAAAGTTGAAACGTTAACTATTACATACGAATTAAAATACACAGTTGACAATTCGACAACAAGTGAAACAAACGCAAGTATTAAACAAAATGCTCCGTCAACGTACTATACTCAGAATAGAATGGTAACTGCTGAAGACTATCAAATATCGCCGTTAGGAGTTAGTCAAGAAATTGTTAAGGTTAAATCTATTAACAGGACGTCAAGTGGTATTTCTAGATATTTTGATTTAATAGATGCTACAGGAAAGTATAGTAAAACTAGTTTATACGGAACTGACGGGATTGTGTACAAAGAGAATTTAGAACCTAAAACAACGTTTAGTTTTGTTACTAAAACAGATATTGAAGGCGCAATAGTTAATACAATACAGCCTATATTAAATAACAAAAAATTAAGAAATTATTATTATAATAACTTTCCTAAAATTTCTACAATTGACTTAGGGGTCACGTGGACACAGTCAACTAAAGCTACAAATTTAAGTACTGGATATTTTAAAAATGCAGCAAATGTAACTTCGCAGTTGGGAGCATTTACTACATCACTACTAAAATTAATGGTTCCAGGATCATTAGTTAAATTTTTACCACCAACCGGACAAAGTTTCCTTAATACTGATTTAGTTTCCACAGTAGGTTATGAAGGTAAAAAAGGAGTAGTTGATTACAAATGGGTTAAAATAGCAGCAGTAACAGGAGACGGAACTATTGTTGCTAGTACTGGAAAAGGACCAGTTTCACTTAACGATATTATTCCAACAGGTTCTAAGTTAGCTGAAATTAGGTTAGGCATTTCGTCTACACTACAAACGGATGTGTCTACACAGTTAATTGATCAAGTATTTGCTTATAAAACCTTTGGACTAAGATATAGCACAGATACAAAATCCTGGAGAATTATTACAGAAAATAATCTGAATACTGCTAGTGGATTTAGTACAGGTAAGACTGGCGACATAACTAACCAACAATTAGATGCAAGCTGGTTATTGTTATTTGAAACAAATGGCGAAACCTATACAGTTAAAAATAGAGCCATGCGGTATATTTTTGAAAGCGATCAAGAAATACGTTTCTACTTTGATTCCACAGATAAGATTTATAATAACTTAACAGGTAAGATTGTTAAAGACAAAATTAGCATATTAAATATAAACACAAAACCAGATAGTGCGTCACCGTTTACTGTTAACTATGACTGGGAACTTACTGAAGAATATAGAGACGGTGAAGGATATGTTGACAGTAAGAAGATAGAAGTTTCTTTCTTTGATACAGATGATGACGGAGTAGTAGATGACCCAGATATTTTTGATACTGTAGTTGACGAGTTAACTAATCCGTTAACAAAATATATATTTCAGAAAAAATTTACTACAACCGACGGCGTTGAAGATTTTAATTTTGTTAGTGCAACAACACTAGGTATAATTGTACTCGGATCAGTAACAGCGTTATCTCCGCTGAGTACATACACTAACAACCAACTATTTTATTTTACGTCAACTGATGTATTTAAAATTTACAATAGTACTTCGGGATTATTAACACAATCAACTGATTATAGAGCAAGAGTAGGAAGAGATCAAATTACTTTCCATTATATTCATGGAGCGGATGATAGCTCAAGGATCGACCCAAGTGCAAGTAATATCATTGATACGTATATTTTAACTAAGGGTTATGATAATGATTATAGAGCATACTTAAACGGTGTTGGTAAATTACCGTTACCTGCTAGTTCTGATTCATTATTCCTTTCGTACAATACTGAGTTATCTAAGATTAAGTCACTTAGTGATGAAATAATTTATCATCCAGTTAAGTACAAAGTATTGTTTGGATCAAAGGCGGTAAATGACTTGCAAGCAACATTTAAAGTAGTTAAAAACCCAGACCTTGTGCTTAATGACAATGATATCAAATCACGAGTTATTGCAGCAATTAACGAATATTTTGCACTTGAAAACTGGGATTTTGGAGATAAGTTTTTCTTCTCAGAACTAGCAAATTATGTAATGAACGAACTTGCACCAGACGTAGTAACGTTTTTACTAATCCCTAATCAGTCAGAACAAGTATTTGGTAGTTTGTTTGAAATTAAAGCTGAAACAGATGAAATTTTTATTAGCGGAGCAACAGTTGACAATATTCAAATTATTGATGCAATAACTGCTAATAGATTAAAAGCAGTAGGCGGTGAAGTTATAACAGATAGTGTAACAGTATCCTCAGGTATACAAAGTGTTTAATTGGAAGAACAAAAATGGCATTTGACAATAATCAAAAAAGCGGCACTGGCGATAATAACGCCAAAAGAAAAACTGAAGAGCACTTACCGAGATATTTTAGGACTACTCCTAATAGTAAATTCTTAGCAAGCACTTTAGACCAATTAGTACAACCAGGGACTGTTGAAAAGTTAAATGGTTACTTTGGTAGAGAAACTGCAACCTCTTTTAATAAAGACGACAATTACATTGGTGATGTTTCAGAGAACAGAGCAAATTATCAGTTTGAACCGGCTGTTGTAATTAAAGATAATTTAGACACAGTAACATTCTACAAAGATTATAATGACTACATGAATCAATTAACAGGATTTAATCCGTTAATTAAAGATCATAGTATTACTAATAAACAAGAATATTATAGTTGGAATCCCCATATTGACTGGGACAAGTTTATTAATTTTAGAGAGTATTATTGGTTACCTAGTGGTCCACAAACTGTTGGTATAGTTGGTCAAACTACAGACGTAGTAAGCACTTATACAATTTCAACAGCTGATAATGATGATAATTTTGGTTATGTTTTTTCTCCAGACGGGTTAACACAAAATCCTACTATTAAACTATTCAGAGGTATTACATATAAGTTAGCTATTGACACTCCGGGATTACCTTTTACAATTAGGTCAAAGCGTGATTTAGATGATACATTCTTACTATCAACTGGTGTTGATAATCAAGGCACCGAAGACGGCACTATAACATTTACACCAGGACCAGAGACGCCTGACATATTATATTATGTTGCTGATAATGACATTAATGCAGCAGGACTAATAAAAGTTGCTAACATAGAAGAATCTTCGGCAATTGATATTGATGCAGAAATATTAGGAAAAAAGACTTATACTACCGGTAGTGGATTTAGTTTAACTAACGGAATGAAAGTTAATTTTCTTGGAGAAGTAACTCCTGCAAAGTATGCAACAGGCGAGTATTATGTTGAAGGTGTAGGCGACAAAATTGTTCTTATTAAAGAAGACGAGCTAACGGTTCCTAGTGCATTTGTTAAAGATCAAAGTATAGAGTTTGATATACAAGGATTTGACAGACAACCTTTTGATACTGCTATTGGCTATCCAACTGTACGAGATTACTCGTTAATTAATCGTTCAGCAAAGGACGGAAATTTATGGAGTAGATATAATAGGTGGTTCCATAAATCTGTTATAGAACAGAGTGCAAAATTAAATAACCAACCAGTTAGTGTAGACGAATCAGCAAGAGCAAAACGTCCAATTGTAGAATTTGAAGCAGGGTTAAAATTATTTAACTTTGGCACTGTAACTAAGAAAAATGTTAATTTATTAGATACACATACAACTGATATATTTTCTACAATTGAAGGTAGCTCAGGATATAATATTGACGGCGTTGATTTAATAGATGGTATGAGAATCCTATTTACAGCAGACCCAGACGTATTAGTTAAAGATAGAATATTTGAAGTTAAGTTTTTTGCGTTTGATGGCCCTGAAATTGAAGTTGATCAAACTATCAAGCAGATATCGTTAATTGATGTAACAGATTCAAAGCCGCTAACTGACGAAGTTGTTTTAATATCACAAGGTACTGCTTACAAAGGGTTAATGTATCACTATACTGGAACAAAATGGGTACAAGCACAAACAAAAACTAAAGTTAATCAACCACCGTTGTTTGACTTATATGATGAAAATAATGTAAGTTACAGTGATACTACTACATACGACTCAACCTCATTTAAAGGTAACAAGGTTTTTAGTTATAAAGAAGCCGCAGTTGGAAAAGTTGACGTTGAGTCAGGAGTTGTTCTATCTTATAGAACTATAACGAACGTAGGCGATATTACATTTAGTTTTAATTTGCTATCAGATTTCTTTGAATATCTAATAGGTAGTCAGTTATATTATAAAAATACAGACGTTGGATTTCTTCGAAATTATTCTAGCAGAACAACTTATAAAAATGCTAACGCTTGGCAAACAGCACCAACAGACAGCAAACAGCCTATTATAAGACAGTATATATTTGATAATACTATTTCGGCGTTTGATGTAGATGTTTATGAAAATAGTGGAAGCCTTGCAGACTTAACTCTTAGTGTATTTTTAAATAATGAATTAACTTTTAAAGATATTGATTATACAGTAGGAACTTCGGCCAACAATTTAACAACGGTTACATTTTTAAAACCTGCATTTACTTCATTAACTGGGTTAACTGTCGGCGATAAGATCACAATTAAAACAACTTCTTCGGCAACTAAAAATGATAATGGGTATTATGATTTTCCGAGTAACTTAGAAAGAAACCCGTTAAACAATAATATTGGAGAATTTACATTAGGTGAAGTAAACAATCATGTAACTAGTATTGTTGAAGACTTAACAGATTTTGTAGGTAAGTTTCCGGGTGCAAGTAATTTAAGAGACTTAGGTAATATATCTAAGTTTGGTAATAGATTTATAAAACATAGTTCTCCGCTAAACTTAGCAATGTATAGTTTATTAGATAAAGAATCAAATTTACTCTCTGCAATAAGATTTGCAGGAACTGAATACGGGAAGTTTAAAAGATCATTTTTGCAAATTGCTAATAACTTAGGCTGGCAAGGTCCTGTTAAAGAACATGTTGATAGAATTTTATCAGAGCTAAACAAAGACAAAATAAATTCAATGCCGTTTTATTTCTCTGATATGGTTCCTCAAGGTTCTGTAAAACGCACTACACATGAAGTATCTGATATAACCCAAGAATATTTTCTATTATCAAAAGTGTTTACGCTAGTTACTCCAAATAGAGATGCTGTACAGGTGTATTTAAATGGAATTCAATTAACTTACGGAAGCGATTATACGTTTAATAGTGAAGGATTTTGTAGAGTTACAAAAACTAAAACTAAAGGCGATTTACTTGATATTTACGAATATGAAACTACTAACGGAAGTTACGTTCCTGCAACGCCAACTAAGTTAGGATTGTATCCTGCGTATGTACCTAGTATGTACTTGGACAATACTTTTCAAACTCCGGTAAACGTAATTCAAGGTCACGACGGCAGTATCATAGTAGCATTTAATGATTATAGAGATGAGCTAATACTAGAATTAGAAAGAAGGATTTATAACAACTTAAAAGTTAAATATGATCCTGTTTTATTTGATGTACATAATTTTAAAGGTGGAGAATTTAGACGCACTGAGTTTACTAAATTACAAATAGATTCACCGATGTTAACAGATTTTATGAGATGGACTAAATTAGTTGACGGTGATTATACACTTAACGATTTCTTTAATAGAACAAATCCTTGGACGTTTAATTATTCAACTATGCAATCGCCTAACGGAACAAGCCTACCGGGATTTTGGAGAGGTGTTTATAACGAAGCGTATGACACTGACAGACCGCACACCCATCCATGGGAAATGCTAGGCTTTTCAGTAATGCCAACTTGGTGGGGAACATCTTATGGCCCTGCTCCATACACAAAAGATAATTTAGTGTTATGGACAGATCTTCAAAACGGTATTGTAAGGCAACCAAAAACAAAAATTAAAATTCTAAAAAAATATAAAAGACCTGGACTACTAGCTCACTTACCAGTAGACGAGAGTGGTAATTTACTAAGTCCAAACGATTCTGGATATGCTCAAAATTTTAACACAGGAGATTTAAACGAATCGTTTAAGTTTGGGGACGAAGCACCAACTGAATCAGCTTGGAGACGTAGTAGTGAATATCCTTTTTCATTAATTACTAGCTGGACACTTAATCAACCTTCAAAAGTATTAGCTACTGGATTTGACAGAGTTAGACAAGTTAGAAATTTAACAAAACAAATTACATATAAATCTACTAATAATCAATTAAGATTAGACAAGTTAGTTTATCCTAATACACAGTTAGATACTACACAGATATTTACATCGGGATTAGTAAATTATGTAGCAGACTTTTTAGCATCTAGTGTTGTACTAAGCTATACAGAATATAAAGCTAATTTAAAAGCAATAACAAATCAGATTGGATTTAAAGTAGGCGGGTATACTGATAAGAATAAATTTAAGTTAATTTTAGATAGTAGAACACCGTTAAATGAGGGTAACGTTTTTGTACCTGAAGAGAATTATAGTGTATTTCTTAATAAAAGTTCTCCTGTAAAGACGATTAATTATAGCGGAGTAATGATTGAAAAAAGAACAAATGGTTATAAGATTAACGGTTACGATAATGTAACACCATCATTTAATTATTTTACTCCACATGTGAGAGATAAAGATACAGTAATTACAGTTGGCGGAACATCAGATCCGATCTTAGAGTTTGAAGGTGGCCGTTATTATTCTTCAGGAGCAATTGTTGAACATTCCGGAGCTTATTATAGAGTAACAAAGTCGCATACTGCCGGAACTACGTTTAATTCTAGTAACTTTGCATCACTACCACAGTTACCAGTTAATGGCGGCCGTGAAATTATTTTAAGAAAAGAATTTGTAACTTTTACTCCAGTAGAATTAAAATACGGAACTATATTAAAAACAGTACAAGACGTAGCAGACTTTTTACAAGGATACGGAAATTATCTTGAATCAATAGGGTTTATATTTGATCACTATCGAGATACTGACACAGTAGTTGATACCTGGGAAACATCAGTAAGAGAATTTGCATTTTGGTCATTACATAATTGGTCAGAAGGAACTTTAATAAGTGTAAGTCCTGCTGCATCTCAATTAAAACTTAACTCTAATTATATGGTTGCTGATAATATCTTTGATTCGTTCTTTGGGTATACTTTACTTAAAGTTGACGGTAAAAAACTTACAGAAGATTTTGTACAAGTGGATAGACAAGATCCAAACCAGTTTGTTCTAAGACCTAGAAATACTGCTGATGGTATATACGCAATAAAAATTCCGTTAGTGCAAAAAGAGCATGTAGTATTATTAGATAATAAAACTGTGTTTAGTGATATTATATACGATCCTGAGCCTGGTTATAGACAAGAAAGAATAAAAGTTCTTGGCTACAGAACAACTAATTGGGACGGAAGTCTTAATATTGAAGGGTTTGTTTACGATGAAGCTCCAGTAACTTCTTGGTTACCAAATAAAGATTACTATATTGGCGACATTGTTAAGCAGAAAGAATTTTATTATACTGCTAGTGTAAAGGTTCCTGGCACTGAAACGTTTAATGCAACGTTGTGGAATAGGTTGGACTCAAAACCAGAATCTGGATTAACTCCAAACTTTGAATATAAAACTAATCAATTTGCAGACTTTTACGATCTAGACAGTGACAACTTTGATTCAGAACAACAAAAGATGGCACAGCATTTAATTGGTTACCAAAAAAGAAAATATTTAGAAAATATTATCAATGATGATGTTAGTCAGTATAAATTTTATCAAGGCTTTATACAAGACAAAGGATCAAAAAATGCACTGACTAAACTATTTGATGTATTAGGAAGTTCTGATAAAGACAGTTTAGAATTTTATGAAGAGTGGGCAATTAAAAGAGGTCAATACGGAGCATCAGACGGCTTTGCAGAAGTTGAATATAAGTTAGATGAATCTAAATTTAGATTATCACCGCAGCCGATTGAATTAGTAAACAGTACTACTGGTAACGAAACTGATCTAGTATATCGAATATTACCACACGAGGCTTACTTAACACCAAAGGATTACGATCATAGTCCGTTTCCGACAAAATACATTGCACCAGAGCAGGGTTATATTAATGACAGTGGATTTGTAGATCAACAAGATGTAAAATTTGTTGTTAACACATTAGATTCAGTACTAGAAATTAACTTTTCAACTTGTAATAGAGGAGATCTTATATGGGTAGGAAACGATAAACTTTCTTGGAATGTATATAGACATGATGATACTAATTTTAATGTTGAACGTGTAATAGGTGGTGACACAGAATTTACAATAGTATTAACTTCAACACCGCAGAATATTAAAGTTGGAAATATCTTTGGAGTTTACGACTTAATTTCAACTACTAATCCAGACCCAGCAGATAGTACTTTTGCACAAGCTCAAACTACTACAGCAGCAATTGGTTCTTTTTATAAAGTTAAGACAATAAGTTTAAATAAAATTACATTTATAACTGATGAAAAAGTAGAAGATATTGCTGAATGTACTGGACGATTAAGTAAACTAAGTTCTGTAAGAACAGATACTTTAGAAAACTTAAATATAATAGCACAGAAATTAGCAAATAATAAATCATTGTTTTGGGTTGACTCTGCTGAAGATACTGCTTGGAGAGTTTACGAAAACACAGAAGCGTTTACAAAGTTACAAGATATTAGTAGCGGTAAGAGTATTGATAATAAAACCTTTGCTAAAGCAATGTCTGCAAATAAAAGTAATACTGTTATAGCTGTAGGCTCTCCAAACGAAGATGACGGAAAGGTTTATGTTTACACAAGGTCAACTAATAGCGGAAACTTTATTTTATCACAAACGTTAGAAGCTCCTAACCAAACAGTAGAAACATTTAAACGCTTTTATGTCGGACAGTCTTATAGTGTTGGAGATCAAGTAAAATTTGCTGATAAGTATTATCAGGTTACATCAGCACATATTGGTGCTTCGGCATTTAATGCTGCAAAGCACTCGTTGTTAACACAGCCTAGTTTACAAAAGTTTGGTACTAGTGTTAGTATGTCTGAAGATGGAACATATTTAATTGTTGGATCTCCAGAAGCAAGTAAAGTAAAAACAAAATATAAAAATACTTACGAGGCCACTACTGCATATGTAAAAGATGATATCGTTTCATATAATAATCTATTATGGAAATCTACTACATCAATTGTTCCTGAGTCTGCTAGTATACAGTTTAATAGTTTTGGGAGTGTAGCACAACAGATTGAAGCAGTTGGTAATACTACTCAAGCTTCAGAACAGATTGATATTTTATTTACAGGTAAGTATCCATTTACTGGTATAACTGTTGATCATGTATTAGTTCGAGTTCCTAAATTAATGTATGCAGGTATTGATATTGCTGACGTTATTAAGTTAAAGTGGAACAAGAAAACAATAGCTAATCAGATTCAAACAACATATACTAATTTAGAGCCGTTTGCTGGAAGCGGAATGGATAAACTAAGTTCATCTTTCTTTACAGGTGAACACTCAGTTCAAATGAAAGTAGATTTAGTACTTAAAATTAATGCATTTACTAACCAACCTACTGCTGGCCAAAAAATTGAAACACAAACCGGTACAGGAACTGTTGTATATTCATATGAAGTCGACGGTAGTGTTGGCTTGTACATTAATAACATAACTGGATCGTTTAGTGCAACTGATAGCTTGTTTTTATCTAATGGAGACTTTGTAGGAGAATATACAACGTCTGCTCCGGCTGAACTACTTAATGTTAATAGTTACTATGGTGGCTATTTAATGATTCCAGTTCCAGGAAGCTATCAAGTATTTTCAACAACTTCAGATGAAGCTAGAGGATTAGTTTATCAAGAAACAGTAACAGACGGATCTACGCCAACAAATTATTACTATAATTCAAGAGACTACGAAACAGCAACAGTGTCTAGTGAAGACACATTAGCAAGTTATATATACTCTTTAAGTAGCCAAGGGTTACCAGGTGCGGCCGGTGTAATTACTCCAATATTAAGTAACTACTATGTAGTACGGGCTCCAAAAGCCCTTACTGATACATTGGCAATATCAAGTACGTTTAAATTTTATGTTCCTGGATTAGCAAGATACGGTACTAGCGTTGCAAATAATCCTTCGACACTAGGATTATCGTATGCCAGCGTTAATAAAACATTAACAGTAGCTGCATTGTGGGACGGTTATATAAAGTTTCAGTTTACTAAGTTTAACTTATTTGGAGAACCATTTGAGCCTAGAGTAGGAGATGTTGTTAGAGATGTAACAACTGGTGCCACGGCTAAAGTTGAATTTTATCAAAGAGATGCGTTAAACGCAACAATATTTGTTTCAACTGTAACTGGAAATTTTTCAAATGGTTCAAACTTTTTTAATAATGCTGAAATAGAATTTATAGGCACACCTTCCGACGCAAGTCCAATTTATCAAGTTAATCGTGTTATGGGCGAAATTCAAGCTAAGTCGTTAGGGTTAGACGCAGAAGGTATTGGAAAGTTAATTTTAGTTGATGCTGGATCTGCTATTCCGCTTGTAAGCACCCAAACTGCAACAAATTTTGAGTATTGGTTTTATCAAGAGAACACAGTTGATGGCGTCGCTCTTTCTGCAAATGTTCCTACGCCGTCAAACAATGACTGGACTAACGTTTATAGTATTCCTGTTATTGAAGGTGCAACAGCAAGTTCCTTAACACGTCAAGGCATGTACAGTGTTTATACTAAATTAAATTCTAGTAGATTTACTCTTTTTAGTTCATACATAGTTCCAGAAGCAGCTAATGACTTTTACTTAGGTTCTGAAGTTGCACTAAGAAAATCAAATGATTTATACAAAGCATTTATAAGTGCAGGTCAATCTTTTAACAACCTAAGAGCATTTGAGGTGTCAGGCAATGACGTTAATGATAGTACATATATGCGAGGAAGAGTTTATTTTATTAAAAATGGTACTGATTCCGACGCCAACGTATGGACTTGGGAATTAGGAAAAGATAAGAAATTCCAAGGACAGTTTTCTAATATAGTTTCATATTCAACTAACGATATTGTATATATTAACGGATCAATTTTTAAAGCAAATACTAACTTAACTGCCGGAGTGTTTAATGGATCTGATTGGACACAACAAACTACTCCAGTCGACTACTTAGGCTATGTTCCGAATAATACTGAAATATTACCAATGTTTGATAGTGCTGATGAAAGTACTACTCTTGATCAAGGCGGTCTATATAACTTTGATAATATAAGAATTTCTAACAACGGCGAAGTGTTAGTTGCAAAGGTTAGATATACTGATGACCCTAATAGAAGGGGTGTTGTAGTTTATAGAAATTATAATGGTAACTATCAAAGACACCAAACTATACTAGCTGATCAGTTTGATCAAACGTTATCTACTACTGATGCATGGTCAGCTTTAGAAAAATCGTTTGCAGCTGACATTGATATTAGTAAAGATGGAACTATGTTAGCTATTAGTGAAATTGCAGCTGAAGTACAACGTACTGATGAAGACCCAACACTAATTTCAATGGATCAAGGTAGAGTATTTTTATTAAAACAAAATACATCAACAGGATTTTTTGATCTTAGTCAAACATTATATAGTAGAAATAATGAACCAGTAGAATTCTTTGGAACTTCGTTATCCTTTGATAACACTACATTAGCAATTTGTGCTAAGAATGCTGACTCGAAGAGTAATACGACTTTTGACATTGGCGAACTAAGTGTACCGCAAACAACATACGATAATAACTTTACATTATTTTCTAGAAAATACATTGACACTGGCGTAGTTTATCTTTATGAAAACATTAAAGGTACACTTGTATACGGACAAACATTAACTTATATTAACGAAGATTCGACACTAGCAGTTGCTAATAGTAATGCACTTAACTCAGTTAAAGACTTTGGTGTAAACTTATATGCAAATAACAATCACGTATATGTAGGGTTACCAACCGAAACAGTAACTTCAGGTACTAATGGCGCTGTAATTGACTTTAGAAAAGTTGACGGAACTAGTATATGGAAAACACATGCTTCTCCTAAGAATACTGTTGATGTTGCTAAAATTAAAAAATTACAACTATACGATACAAAGGAAAATAAATTAGTCAAGTATCTTGATTACTTAGATCCAATTCAAGGTAAAATTGCAGGAATTGCAGAGCAAGAACTTTCTTATAAATTATATTATGATCCGGCAATTTACACAACTGGTAGTGAAGATGTTAATGTTGGAATATCTGATATTTGGGGAGCCGAGCAAGTTGGCAAATTATGGTGGGATTTATCAACAGCTAAGTTTTTAAATCCATACCAGGGCAATACTATTTTTAGTACTAATAATTGGAACAAACAATTTCCTTCAGGCAATTCAATAGATGTGTATGAATGGGTCGAAAGTACTTTACTTCCGTCAGAATGGAATGAAATTTCTGCAACAGAAGAAGGGGTTACTGAAGATATAACAGGAACTACCAAATACGATGATACTGTTTATTCTATTGTTAAGGTGTTTGATTCGATTGCACAGAAGTTTTCAACAAGATATCATTATTGGGTTAAAGGAAAAATAACAGCACCTAATATTGAAGGAAGAGCTATTAGTAGTTTTAACGTAGCTCGTTATATTGACGATCCAGCAGGCATGGGATATAAGTTTGTTAACTTCTTAACTCCTAGTAGCTTTGTTATACACAACTGCGGAAGTTTAATTAAAGATAAAGACGTAGCAATTAGTGTACAGTATTGGACTATTGAAAACCAAGATATTAATATACACAACCAATATCAATTATTTACTGCTGGATTAGAAAGCAGCAGACCAAATATTGATATTGAAAGAAAATGGTTTGATAGTTTAATTGGTGTTGATACTTATGGTAGAGAAGTGCCTGATAGTACGTTATCACCTAAAGAAAAATATGGAATTTTAAATAGTCCAAGGCAGTCTTGGTTTGTTAATAGAACTCAAGCACTTAAACAAGTTATTGACAGGACTAACCTTGTATTAAAGAAAAACTTAATAATTGATGATAAGATTATTACATCATTAGAAAGTAAAGATCTTCCGCCGTTAGTTGCAACTAATATATTTGACTTAGCAGTAGATACATTCCAAGATTTAGCGTTTGTAGGCGCAGCTAAAGTTTCGCAAGCTGTATTAACTCCTGTAATAGTTGATGGAAAAATTGTTAGAGTTACTATTACTACTCCAGGTAGAGGCTATAAAGTTGTTCCTACAATAACGCTTACAGGAACAAATGAAACAGTTGCAGAGCTTACTATTATTTTAAACAATGTAGGTTCAGTTACTGGAGTAACTATTAATAATCAAGGAAGCGGGTATTCTCCGACTCTTACTACATTAGAAGTTAGAAGATTTACAGTTCTTGTTAAGAGCGATTCGACACTTAGTAATAAATGGGCACTATACGATAGAAATATAAAAAATACTGAGTGGGTAAGGAAGACGAGCCAAATGTATGATACTTCAACCTACTGGAGTTATATTAATTGGTACGATATAGGATATAATGAATTTACAACTATTGACCATTTAATTAGTTCTAGC